TCACTCGGCCTCCTTCACTTCAGTCTGCTGCCCGGCTTCAACGTCCGGCTCCATGACCTCGGCGGTCACGTCATCAGCTCCATCATCGCCATCATCATCAAGCACCGGCTGGAACACGTCGCCGTAATCCGGTGTGGTGTCATCGCTGGCGGCTGCGGTCTGCGCCTGCACCGTCAACGGCAGATAAGGCGCCGCGCGGCGGATGGCGGTCTTCTTGGCCATGGCCTCGTAATCTGTCTTCCACGGGCCGAAATTACCGCTCTTGCTGCGCGCCCTCGCCTGCTCGATCTCCTGACGGTTCAGGACGAGGAAGTAGTGGCCGCCGTCCTTGAAATGCGCGACCATGTACACGTGGGTCAGTTCGCCGGGGTTGGCGCATGGCACGTGGTGCAGATCCTCGTTGAGACCATAGCTGTAGGAGAATTCGTCTCCCTGGTGTACGGCTCGGGCGCTGATGTCCACGAGCTGGCCGCTGCGGCGCGCCAAGTCGATCATGCCACGATAGCCCATGATGAACGTGGCTTCCATGCCGCCGGATTTTTTGTTGTAGAAGGGGAGCACGTAGGCTCGTCCCAGTCCGTCAACGTTGGATGGTTCGAGGCCGAGCGCGCTGCAGGTCATGAAGCAGGAGAGCACGCTTTGCGGCGAGCATTCCGCGAGTTTCGGCGTCTTGTTGATGGCGCTGACGCACATCTGGTAGAGGCGGTCGGGGCTGATGTTGTTGCCGACCACGCTGGCGATGCGCGGCCAGCTCTTCTTCATCAGCATCTGGAGGTTCTTCTTCGGCGTCATTTCGACCATCTGACGGCCCTGCGCCTGCTGTGCGATTGCTCCCATGATTTATTACTCCTTTTCTCCGATGGATTTGAATGTGAATTTGCGGTATGTGGTGGCTTTGACGGTGTATTCCTTGCGGGTTGTCGGCTTGTAGGTGGCTTGGAGGTTGCCGCAGCGGACGCCCGAATGCGAGCCGATGCGCAGAATGATCTGCTCCTGCAATTCCTTCTGAGCGGACTTCATGTCATTCAGCATTCCGGTGGCGCTCTCGTATCTTGCGAGCAGGTCGTACAGGTCGTCATCGTCGCTTTCGTCCACAATGTCCGGCGTGGGCTCGGGGAACGCCTTCTGCACGTCACCTCCGGTCAATTGCGGCGGCGTGCCAGTGGTGACGAAATGCCAGAAGTCGGCTGCGGCCTTGTCTATCGCGGCCATATCCTCCACGTCCGCCTCGAAGGGAATCTCTACCGGCTCGTCGTCCCCGATGGCGGCATACACGTATCCCCACTTCCATCCAGTGACGAGCGCGTAGAATTCGACCTGAGCCAAGTAGTATGGCGGAATTCGGAGGTTGCCATCCTCGTCACGCCAGTCCCCCGCTCGACGGCCGCTCGCCGTTTTGATTTCGAGGATTCCAAAGCTTCCGTCCTCCCCTTGCAGGATGCCGTCAAGTGAAGCGCGCAGATATGGCTTGGCGCGCATGATGAACTGCTTGTCCGTGCCGTCCGTGACGAGCATTTCAGGATGATTGGCACGGAAACGCTTCCTGAGCTCGTTCTCCAACGCGTTGCCTTTGATGACAGCCCACTTGTCGGAGATGTCCTCCGGCTCCACACGGCCGGTCTTCTCAAGCCACAATTCGTAAGGCGTCTTGAAAGCGTTAAGGCCGAGAATCGTGCTCATGTCAGACCCGCCCACACCCGCCTTACGGCTCTTCAGCCACGCGAGATGACGTTCCGTCTTCTTGCACTGCTTGAAACGTTCGATCGTGTAGCGTTCCGTGTCCTTGAGTGGAATACGCTTCACTTCGCGTCCTTCGAGTAGTTGGCCTTAATGTCCATCAATTCGCCGGTGAGCAGTTTCGTGGCGAATCCGTAGACCACCTTGTCGTTGGCTTGGAACGCGGTTCGCTGCAAGGCGCTCACCGCGTCGAAGATGTCGACCAAGGCGTTTGCGATGATGATGCGCGGATCGGCTGTGGCTTGTGGCCCGACGCTGATGGTTCCGACGGGGGTGAGTTTCGTTGCGGTGATTTTGTCCACTGTGAGTTTCGATGTGGTGGTCATGGTTTCTTTCTTCTTTCCGGTCGTGGCGTTTTTCCGTGTTTTGCGGGGTGAATGCTGGTCGAAGGCCGGCAGCAGTCCTTCCTTGCGGAGTTGGCCGATGATGTTGCCTGCCGTTTTCTGGCTTATGCCGAGCGCTTCGGCGGTTTCCTTGCCGTCGAACGGTTGGCCTTGGTCGATGCGGTTTCTGCAATGCGCGAGGATGAGATCGCGTTTCGACGGTTCCGCCGGTTTCTCCGGTAGGCCCTGCGTGAGGAGTCCGGCCTTGCGCAACGCCCGCATTTCGCCGATCTGGAGTCCGGCTTCTCCCGACTCGTCGTAGATTTTCTTCAGTTCGGCGAGCTCGTCGCCCGTGTATTCGTGTTTCAACGTGTTCCTTTCCTTAAGTTTTCGATGAGCGCGTGGTTGTCGCTGATGAACTTGTCCACGTCGATTCCTTGCTGCGTGAGGGTCGGCTTGCCGGTGTCGAAGCGTACTTTCCCATCGCTTTTGACATCTGGGCGGCTTTGGACCCGCGCCGCTGGGACGAACATGCCGTTTTTCATCTCGCCACCGTCCTCGTGTACTGGTGTGCTGTGGCCCAACGCTCGGCCACGTCACGCTCGTAAAGCACCGGGCGCCTGTCCTGCTTGCCAGCTGGTGGTTCAGGGCCGAGCTTCAGATACTTCGGCCCCCTGCCATTGCTCCGCCAATTGGCGAGAGTGCGGGGACTCAAGCCGATCATCGCCGCGAACTCCTCCGGCCGAAGCAGGTCAGTCATTCGGCTTCTTCTCCGGGCAGTAGCGGGCGATGAAATAGCGCTGTCCCTTGCCGGTGACCTTTGGTGTGCGGCTGATGGTCACGTGGCCGTCCGAATGCGTCACCGCCGTCTCCTTGATGCGGAACAAGCCCAAGTCCATCGCCTTCTGCGTCGGCACGTTGCGGTTCGAGCCGGACTTGCCGAAGAACCCATCATCGCGAAGAAGCTGAAAAAGCCGATTCTGGCCGATGTTCAAGCCATTCTGGCGCAGCATCTTCGCCAATTCGCCGACAAGGCACGTGCCGTCGGACGCAGCCACCGCGTCAGCGAACAGGGCTTTAGGCTCCAACACCTTGATTTGCGCGTCTTTTTCCGCGATCTGCCGATTCTTATGCTCGATGGTCTTCTGTGCGACGAGCACCGCACGGGCCATGATGTCCTCGTCCGAATCAGCATCGGAAACACGGATTGCACCACCCTCGTTGAAATACTTGTCAAGGGCTTCTGCGGCTTCCTGCTGGTAGACGGTCACGTTACGGCGGGCATGTTCATCCTTGAGACGGCTCGTGTCGATGGTCGCAAGCCACATCGTCAGCGTCTTCCGGCTGACAGCCATCATGTCGTACCGTTTACCGTCAGCACCAGTTGTGCGTATCATACGCACAACTGCCCAAGGCGTTCTGTTAAGCCGTTCCCTCTGGCCGTTGAATGCAATCCCGATGTTTTCGCAGATCGGCTTCAACGCCGCATAGATCTCCCCGTCATCCAACTTCTGCGCGATCATCACGCTCCCGTTGAACGGGACTTCGACGATATCATTGCTCATTTGGTTGCCTCCGCGTAGAGAATGTCGATCATGTCGGTGGTGTTGTATTTGGCTTGGAGTTCCTTGGAGCCTCTGCGCATGGCTTTCACCAAATCTTCTGAAAGAATCGCGTTTCCAGTATCTCCGTTCTTCGCATCCTTTGGGATGATGGCGGTGAACATGTCCTCTGGCAGTTTTGTGAGGAGGCTTAGCGTTTTAGTGGACATGCCTAACTCTCCTCGCAGATTGTGCAGGTAGCCGTTGTCGGTGAGGTATTCAAGCTTCTGTTGTCTGGTTTCATTCATTTGGAGCCTCCTTAGTATTCGGCTGCTTCGATGCGGGTGATGAAGAAGTGGATGCCTGGAGCGCATTCGTTCCACCGGTTGGTGTCGAAGTTTTCGACGTGCACGGTTTCGCCTTTTTTGTACGTGAAGTCTGTGTCGTATCTGCTGTATGCCGTGGTGTCCGGTGGGAGGCTGTTGCCTTGCTTGTCTTGCAGGTCAAGCACCCGCGCTGTGCTGGCGCGGCATTTGCGCCCAGTGCCGTTGGAGCGTTGCGCGTCGGCCGGAATGAGGAGCTTTACGATGACTGGTCTCGGTGGCATTGTGTCGTCTACGTATGCTTTTTTCCAGCCGATGATGTCGCCTTCGTCCGGGAGGATGCTGGTTTTGGCGATGCTGAGTTTTACATGGTTGGCACCGCTCAGGTTGGCCTGGCTCAGGTCTGCACCACTCAAGTTGACGCCACGCAGGTCGGCACCGTTTAGGTCTGCGCGGTTTAGGTTGGCACCGCTCAGGTCGGCGTAGCTCAGGTCTGCACTCCGCAGGTTTGCACTCCACAGGTCGGCACCGCGCAGGTCGGCACTACGCAGGTCGATATGACTCAGGCTGGCACCGCGCAGGTCGGCACCGCACAGGCAGTCATATCCATGTTCTTTGAGGATGGCTTCGATGTTTTCGCCTTTGAGAGTGCCGTGTGGTGTGGTGATTTTCATTGTGGCTCCTTGACGTGTTGACGTTGCGTGCCCCACCCTGACGAGTGGATGGGGCTGAGTGGCTGGCGTCGGAGTCGAACCGATGCCGTCCGTGGATTCCGAACGCCCCTTTGACTGTTGGAGCATGACCTGAACATGCTGGCGGCCGGTGGCACGGCCGACGGCGACTGAAGCCGTCAGGCGGACTTGAAAGGGTTTGCAGGCACCGGAGTGCCTGCGTGGTTGATAGAGAGAGAAGAGATTGGAATCCGTGGACGGGCGAACCGTCGCCCAGCCAAATGCGCCGACAGTGCATGTAAGGCAGGTATCGTCGGCGCGTGGATAATAATCGATATTCAGTTATATGTGTCCCCGCCAGCCGACATGAGTGAACGTGGATGCCCGCGAAAACATCCCGGATTTGGTTTGTTTTGTTTGGACTGCCGGCCAGTGGGAAGTCTTTTAGTCGCGTGGCGCGAATCTGACGATCAGCCACAATGCGGTGGCGATGTACACGCCTTCCACCATGAGCGCGGCGTTCATGCTGCCGCCATGCCATGTGAGCATGATGGTCAGGCTGGAGATGAGGCCGATGCTGGCGACGGCGAAGAGGATGCGGCGGAGCGGGTAGTTCGGCTTCTTCCGCTTCTTCATTGCTTGCATGTCTTCAAGCCAGTAATCATGGTCAGTCATCGTCGCTCCCAGTGTTCACTCGCTTGAGTGGGAAGGCTTCAGGCGGGAGCGTTTCGCAGACAGTCGGCCACTTCGCATACTGTCTATTGCCATTCCACATGTGATTAGCCGAGCAGTCATCCCATGTGCGCGCCGACCAGTCATCATCGATGTCCTTAAGCAGGAGCCGACCATCATTCGCGGTGACATAGAAGCCCCGCTCCTTCGGTTCTTCAGGCAGTGGCTTCTGTTCGGCTGACTTGTCGAGTTCCGTGAGTTGGCTGAGCAGGTGGTTGGTTTTCTCTTCGTCGTGTTCCTTGCATGCCGCGATGAGGTCTTCGATGATTTTTTCTCGCTGTTGGAAGATGTTCATTTCTTGTCCTTCTTCTGGTTGAGTTCTTTGAGTGTTAGTCCGATTTCGCGGCGGAGGTTCATGAGGTCGGTTTTGTTGAGCATGTGTTCCTGGTATCCGTCTGCCATGTCGAATCTGAGTCCGATGAGGCAGCTGTGGTCACTGCTGTGCGTGCCGTCCTCGATGATTCGCAGTTCGAATGATTGGCTCATCGCATGTTCCCTAGGTCGTCGTTGAGCGCGTAGGCGAAGTTGTCGAGGGTGCTTTCGGGGATGTCCGCGAGGACTTCTTCACGGTCCGCGTGGAGTTCGATGAGTTGGCCGCTCTTGTCTTCCTGGATGCGGATGGCGTAGCCGGTGGTGCCGATGAGTTCGATTCTTGGTTTCATGGTTTTCCTCGATTCCGGTGGCTTCGGCGGGTTAAGCAACTGGCTCATGTTCGGTTTCCTTAGGCTTTGAATTGTTTGATGCTGTCAATCGGCTGGATGAGGAGCATGACGAGGGTTTCCGATTCCATGTCGAGCATGGATGCCGCTTTTTCGATTTCGTCCGTCGAGAGTGGCGTGTGGCCTTTGAGCCTGTTGTTTACGGCTCTGATTTCGAGGCCCCATGCTTTTGCTAGGTCTTTCGGTGTCTTGTCGTGTCTTGCGAGTTCCGCTTTGAGGTTTCTGCTGGCTGTTTCCGTCAGACCGGCCATTCATCCTCCTCGATTCCCTGCTTGGTGAGGCAGGCGCGCCAGTCGTGCCAGCCGGGGCCGCGCATGTGGCCGCACGGGTAGTGGTCGGGGGTCTTGGTCTTCTTGGTGCTCAACATCTCGTTTTTCCTTTCGACGGTTTTTAATATACGTAATTACGAAGTTTCTTGTATTCGTAATTACGTAGTCTTCACGATTTATACACATATGACTACGCAATTAGCTATAATTTGAACCATGGGAAGAAAAGCACAGGAGGTCACGCATTTCGCCAAGCAGGTCATGGACGAATGCGTCAGGCTCCAAAAGCAAAGCGGCATGACCATCAAGGAATTCGCCAAGGCGTGCGGCTTCGGCGAGGTCTACTGGTACACGAGGGCAAACTACAGCCTCCCGCTCAATCTGAGTGACCTGGAACGCATCAGCGAAGTAACCGGCGTATCCATCGGAGACATCGTGATGGACTCCAAACGTCATGCGGTCGAAGCCGCCGAAAGGAAGGCGCAGGCAGGCGGCTACGGTCTTGCGGCGTATCGGGCCGCTGGCAAGCAGGAGGCCATCAATGGAGAGGCTGGGCCGGATTACGACGAGCCTGCCTGACCTGCCGATCGACCGGCGCATGACCTACGGTGCCATGCGCCGCGCCATTGTCGGACTGCCTGTCACCGTGTCCAGCGCCATCCTGCCGGACGGATTATGGGGCTGCTACGACGCCTCCACAGACGTAATCCTCATCGACCGGCGACTCACGTATACCGCGAAAAGATGCGTGCTCACGCATGAGCTGCTGCACTGGAAGCATGGCGACACCGGCTGTTCAAACGATCGTTCGAAGCAGGAGCGACGGGCGCGAACGCAGACCGCCCTCACGCTCGTCGATCCTGCTGAGCTTGCATTGCTCGAACACATGTACGACGATGACCTATGGTCGATAGCAGACGAGCTGAACGTGACCATGCAGGTGCTTGCGGACTACCAAGCCACGCTCAACACCTCACCTAACGGACGAATCACCTTTAGCGATACCAAAGAAAAGGTTTTCAATGCGTAAAAAAATCATTGCCATCACAGCTGCGACGCTTCTCCTGGCGACGGCCTGTAGCTGCGGAAGCCAGCAGGAGCCGGATTCCACGACGGCCAAGACGCCGGACGTCAGCACGCAGCAGTCGAAGCCACAACAACAGGAAGACGAGAAGACGGCGCAGAGCTTTGTGGACGAGTTCAACGCGAACTCCTCGACGCAGATAACCGACGTCGAGAAATTCACGCCGAGCGATTCGACCGGCCCCTATTATCGGACGGAGTATCGCACCGGCGCTTTCTCCACCGCAGACGCTCTCCACGGGAGACTGGGCCAATCGTCAGTGGACGTGCTGGTCTACGGGGCAGTGCTCGGATACGGGGAGAACGATATGATCCGCGTCTACGTCGATGGGCCACATGATGAGATCGACAGCGTATTCCCCATCATGGCGAAGATTCTTGACCCGTCGCTTTCCGATCAGGACATCCAAAGTCAGATGGCGAAGGAGTATCCGTCCAACGATCTGCTTTACGCCGATACGCATGAGTTGATCGAGCGGGCTTATGTCGATGGCGATCATGCGTTTCTCGATGCAAAAATCGGCTAGGCGCTCTTGAAAAGAATGTACAGATGATTCCGTGCCAACATGATGAACTCGACATAACGACACAAGTCCTCGGAGACTTCCGGCAAGTCATGGCCGAGCGTGTCAGCATCATCTGAGCGAGATAGAATCAAGGCAAAAAAGAGAAGGGAGTAATCATGGCGAAACGACCACAGCCCGCGCCGGGCGCTATCTATGAGTGCGATAGGCTCGCCCACCCACTGTTCTTAGCTATCCGGCTTTATGCGAATCGCTTGGAAGTGGATATGGGCACCACGTATCTGCACCGGTACAAGAAGACCGAAGCCTACAAGGTGAGCGACCTGCAAGGGGTGACGATCAAGAAGCGCACCGTCACATGGAAGTACAGCGCGCTGCGCTCACTACCTTTGGAATTCAAGAAGGCCGAGGACGCGCAGGAATTCTACAACGCAGTGAACAGCCTCTGAGAACAGCAAAGCCCCACGATTGTGGGGCTTTTATATTGCCTTATAAGTCTTTATAAGTCTTTATATTCTTTCATTTCGGCACATTGGCGCTGTATGAAAGAATGAAAATTGTTACATATGTATATATGTATATTTCATGTTTGCAAGTTAGTATTTTCCGCTTGCAAGGTTAATATGCGCCCTTGTTTACAACACGCCATACACACATGTTTGCAAGTTAGCGTATAATGTGTTTCAGAACAAAAAACCTCCGCAGTGTTAACGGCACCGCGGAGGTAAAACATGAAGCCTCACTCAAAGACTTCCAAAACCATTGTAACGCATAGCTTGGAGGTCGGAAATGGACCGTGAAATGGGATACCGCAACATGCTGGCAGTCGAAGAACTCGCAAGCCAAGGAAAACTCACCGTCACCCACAAGGGCGCACGCAGTTTCGACTTCGCGCAATACGCCCTGCTCAGCCGCATGGCATGGCTCACCGCCGACTGGCCGCTGGACAAGGCAGCAAAGGAGAAGCACATGATGCCGCGCACCTACGCTTCCGGCTGGCTCAAAATCGCTATCGATTGGGGCATGACGCTCCCACAGTCAATGGATGAGCTCGTGGCGATCGGCAATGAGCCGCGCAATCCGAAGCGCGAGCAGCTGGCCTACAACCGCATCGGCAAAATCGCCAAGAAGCTCGAAGCCGCAGGACTCATCAAATGCCTTCGCAAGGGCAACGTGCAGCGCAAGAACAATGCCGTCTGGCTTCTGACCATCGGCACTCCAGAGGAAAACGCTGAGGTCGAAGCATACGTGCGACAGCACATGTACCTTTGA